TTGCGGCCAGCCAAACGCTTTTCGATCTCGTGGTTAGCTACGATAGAAATTACGTCCCGGGAGTTTTCGAGGCCGGCTTTAGTGATGAGGCAAGCAGTTCGGATTTATTCAGCGTTCAAAACTCCTCCACGCCACAAGTTAAGTTCGCCGGCCTCGTGCGCAAGACCCTGGCGCTCTACGTGCCGCAGACGAATAACTTCGGCGCCATACCCGTGTTCCCGACCTTGCCGCAAGGTTTTCCCGTCAAGGTCAGCCCCGTGCTTGACACCGTGATTGGGACGACGAAATCCCTTCGCGAGATGCGCGTAGCGCAGCAGACCTATCCGATATGGGATATTGAAATCACATTCGAACAACTAAAAGACCAGACGCAGAACCAAACGCCCTTTGCGGCGTTCGCAGGCTATACGCAGTTTCAGCAACTCGTGGGCCTGTGGCTCAGCATGTATGGCCAAACTGGCGTGTTTGCGTTTGATTGTTTTTGGGACGACAGCAGGAGTGAGCAAGCTATCGGCGTTGGGGATGGCTTAACGTATCAGTTTACCGTCTTTGCCACCTACGGCCTGGGGTCGCAAGCTACACTTGTTCCCGTGGGGCAGATAAACGACATAGAGACGGTTTATATCAACGGCGTTGCCCAAGCGGCTGGAACCTATACGTTTAGTCGGAATAAGCTGTTGTTTATCAACTCGTATGGGGTGGCAACTCCGCCCGCAGACGGCGCTACGATTGCCCTGACATTTACGTTCTATTACCTTTGCCGTTGGACCGAGGACGAGCATGATTATGAGGAATACAGCAAGAACCGTTGGACCGTGCCAAGCCTGCGATTTCGGGCCAGTCCATGGCTGTGATTAGGCATATGCTATACAGTCACTGTATTGAATATGCCTGCCGCAAGGAGCTTCTGCCGTGAGCTATATTCAGTTCCCTGCCACAACGCCGGTGTTCCCGGTCCTGCCGCCGTTGACGTGGAGCGTGCATAAGAAGCCGATATTGGCCTCAAGGGCAACGACGGCGATAAGCGGGCGGGAAACCAAACTGGCTTGTTGCGTGTATCCCCGGTGGGAGTTCGTGCTATCGTATGGGGGCGGCAATAGTTGGCTGAGGGATCAGACGCAGAACATTGTGCCGGCGCCGGGCGTTGAGGGCTTTACGGAGCTACAGCAGCTCCTCGGCCTATTTCTCCAGTGCCAGGGCTCGTATGGGGAGTTTTACTACAGCGATCCTGACGACAGTTCTCGCAGCGCAGCACCGTTAGGGACTGGTGGCGGCACGAGTAATGAGACCTTCCAGATCATGGTTCCGTGGGGTTCCGGGCCGTTTTCCACGCCGTTTAGTTTTCCGGCCGGCGGCATAGCCAGTCTTGATGCCGTGTATTACGGCGGCACACCGTATAGTTCGTCGCAATACAATTTGCAAACCTTGCCGAACGGGTGCTTTGTCGAGATCACGGCCGATGCCCCGGCAGGTGCTGCCATCACGGCCGATTTTCACTTCTACTACCGCTGTCGGTTTAGCGACGATACTATGAACTATGCGCAGTTTTTGGAAAATCTTTGGGACGTGAAAGAAGTCCGGTTCGAGAGTGTAAAGCCGTAAAGGGAGCCGAAAGCCGTGGCACAAATATCAGCGCAGCAAAACCTTAAGGTTTCGCGCCAATACATTCAGTGGATACTGGCCACAAACCGAGCGATCATGGGCCATCTATACGCTTGGACGAGTTTGAGCGGCTATATGGACTATTTTACCGATCTTGACCTCGACATCAACTATGACAATCAGACGTGGAAGTCGTCAAGCCTGCGGTTTGAGGGTCTTCAACGCAAAATTAGCATTGGAACTGATGTTGACGAGCAGACGCTGAAGATTTGGGCAGCCCCTGGTGATACGATGTTCGGATCGAATTTCCTCGAAGGCGCCCAAGAAGGTTTGTTGGACGGCGCACTGCTCGTGCGATACCGGGCCATTTGGCCGTTCGTCACAGGCAACGCCGCTGTTGACGTGGCGAACAATCAGCCTTTGGCCGTGTGGCCCCTGTTCACCGGCTATGTGTCATCTATCGACAAGGGCGGCGCCAGCCATGTGGAGATGAAGGTCAAGTCGGCCTTGATGCGTCTTAATGTCGATATGCCAAGGAACTTCTACCAGCCAGGATGTTTGTGGACCCTATTCAGCCAACCGGGCTGCACTCTGAACCAGGACGACTACACAATCACCGGCACAATAACGTCCTATACCTCCACGTCACTTTATCTTGGTGGCGGCATCCCAAACCCGACGAGCGGCGATGGTCTGCCCACGTATTGCCAAGGCCGGCTGCTGTTCACGTCGGGCGTGAACGAGGGCCTGTTGACGATTATGGACTCGAACGATAGCGAAATGTTGCATTTGGCCTATCCGCTGACCCAAGAGCCGAGCCCGGGGGATACGGTAAGCTATTGGCCGGGGTGTTCCAAGAGCTTTAACACATGCCAGGTCAAGTTCAACAACACGACGAACTTTAGGGGCTTCGACAAGGTTCCGCCGATTATGGTGAGCACATGAGCGCCGACGTTCGGGCCGCTATTGTGGCCGAGGCCATGTCGTGGCTTGGCACGCCGTATGTCAGCAACGGCCTGGTGAAGGGTTCCGGGACTGATTGCGCCATGCTGCTGATAGGGGTGTATGGCAACTGTGGCCTTATTCCGAAGGAATACGATCCTCGGCCGTATCCCGCGCAGTGGCATCTGCATCGGAACGTGGAACAGTATATGAACCACGTTTTGCGTTTTGCGCAAGAGGTCCCAGGGCCGCCCGAACGCGCGCCTTTGCCCGGCGACATGGTGATGTTTAAGCTCGGCCGGGTGTTTAGCCATGGCGGCATCATAATAGGTTGGCCCAACATCATTCATGCCGTGGGTGATGTCAGGGTTATAAGGGAAGATGTGTCGAAGTGCCGAACAGGGAAGCGAGCCTTTTGGACGGTGGAAAAACGCTTCTTTTGCGTGAAATCCTTGCTTGAGGCCGAAGGCTGATGTCGAACCTGTTTGGGTCTACGCCGAAGATTATTCCGGAATTTACGGGCCTACAGGTCAATACGGCCGTCCAGGTCATGCCAATTCCGATCATCTATGGCAGCCCTCGGGTCCAGATCAATCTCATATACTATAATGGGTTTTATAGCGCCCAGGTCAGTTCGCAAAGTGGCAAGGGTATACTTTCCGGTGGAAAGGGCAGCAAGCAGACCGAGTATTTCGCCACCATCATTCTGGCCATTGGCGAAGCGGAAATCACGGACATATTGATTATCTATCAAGATCAAGAGGTTTGGACGCCGCTGACGTTTCCGAACAATGGTGTGGTGTTCTTTGAGGGCGAACCAGAGCAGGTGCAATGGTCGTATATCAATGACACTTGGCCAGGTGACGGCAGAAACTACCCATACTTGGCCTATTATGGGTTTCTTAATGCCGAGCTCGACAGCAGCGCCACGGTGCCGCAGATTAACCTGGTGCCGAAAGGGATATATTACGGCACCAGTCCGTTGAACTTCTCGGAAATTACCATAACCTCTGGCCAATACGACAGCAAGGGTGATCCCTTGTCGTTCATCGGCACGATCATCCTTGGTGCCTGTGATGCCGATCCGGCCCTTTGTATCTACGATTATCTGACGAACTGGCGCTACGGCGCTGGGTTCCCGGCGGAATTTATTGACACGAGCACACTGTTTACCTCTGCCAACGGCTATGATCCCAACACTGGCGACACGGCTCTGAGCACCTTCTGCCAAGCTGTGGGTTTGGCGTGGAGCGTGGTGATAAACAATACCGAGGGAGCTGGCAGCCGGCTTGACCGTTGGTGCAAAAATCTAAACGTAGCGATTGTTTGGAACGGCGCCTACCTGCGGTTTATTCCGTATTGGGACAGTTTCTCGGGCACCAACCCGGGCTACGTCAGTGGCTCGTCCACGCCTATGAAGTATTTCTGCCCATATACGACCTCAGTCGTAACGATACCGATTGACCAGATTTTGCAGAGCGAAAGCAAGGACGAGGATCCGATAACTTTTTCGCGCAAAGACCCGTGGGAGGTCTACAACACCGTGCGGATGGAGTTTATGGATCGGACGAATTTCTTCAATGCCAACCCGGTGGAGGCCAAAGACGAGTCGTTGGTTGAACTCTACGGCCCCAGGGTGGATAACATGGGCCAAGCGGACGAGTTTACGCTTCAAACCTACGCCAACGTGGCGGCGACGATGCAGCTTCGGCGCAACGCCAGCATCCGCCGCAACTTTACGTGGAAAATGGGGCCGCTGTGGGCGTGGCTCGATCCGATGGATATTGTCACCATCCCCGATCCGTGCAATTACAACAACCAGATACTTGTGCGGATTATTAGCGCCACGGACGACGAGGACGAAAACGTCACGTTTGTAGCCGAGGAGTTTCCGGTCGGCAGCCAGAGTCCGACGACAATTCCCATGTCGCCAACCACGCCGCCGAACCAGGGGCCAACGAACTCGCCGCCCAGCCCCGTGTCGAATGTTTTCATGTTCTGTCCGCCGCCCGAGATGCTTACGGCCCAAGGCTACAGCACGCCGCAGTGGATATTCGGCTGCACGGCAACATACGATAACCAACTCGACACGAACTGGGGCGGAGCTACGATTTGGGTTTCGCTCGACAATGTGAGCTATCAGCAGATCGGGACGCAGACACAACCGTCCACCGTCGGCAGCTTGGTGTCAAATCTTGCGGGGTTCAATGGCACAAATCCCGACAACAGCGATAGCCTGATCGTTAACCTTGGGGCGAGTGGTGGAAGCTTGGCGTCGGTGAGTGAAAGCGCTGCTGCCGCCGGCAACACGTTGCTGTGTCTTCAGGACGTCAGTGGTATCGAACTCCTGAGCTATACGACTGCGACACTTACCGGGCCGAACACCTACGCCCTCACGGGCCTATATCGGGGGCTGTATGGCACCTTGCCGAGGTTCTGGGGCACTGGCTCGGCCGTTATGGCCGTGGGTGAAGGAGCGAACTATTTCGAGACCACCGCCCTGGCGAACTACATCGGCAAGACCTTCTACGTCAAGGCCGTGTCGTTTAACATTTTCAATTCCGCGCCGGAAGATTTGAGTTCCGTTGCTGCGACAACCTTCACGTTGACGAACGGCACAATACCTCCGCCTGTGCCACCGCCAGCCACGACTCCGCCGAGTGCAGGGCGCAGACTACAACCACAGCGCGAAAATGCACATTTGCGCAATGCTAGACGAAAGCATTAAATCATGGATGGACCGCCGGGCAACGACAGCGCACTATGGAACGCTGCACAATGGGTAGTGACGACGATCATCGGACTCTTCACCTTCTTCTACGGCTTGTTTATGAAGAACATAAACGACGAGATGAAGGAGCTAAAGCGGAGACAGGATGTTATGGCGAAAGATGTAGCTGAAGGCGCAGCCGAAGGTGACAACAGCCTGCGCCAAGACCTGATGGTTATACGGGCGAAATTGGAACAAGTTGTTGCACGGGACGAACTCGTGCGACTACAGCACGCGATCGACGAGGATCGCAAACAGGCCGCACATGACAGGGCGAACATTGCCGTTATGATGGCGACGAAGAGCGAACTTGAGCGCCAGCTTGACAAGCTCTATACGAGACTTATGGACAATCTGCATAAATAGGAGAAGTGCCGTGGAACAGAACTTCGATGCTTTCATCGCGTTTGTGTGGCCCGAGAATGGAGGGTTTGACAGTCCAAAGCAAGGCTATCACGTCACGCCAGGGGACAGCGGCGGTGGGACCAAGGGGGGCGTGATTGAGGCCACATGGGCCGCTCAGGTGCGCCAGGGGGAGGTCACAGGCACCTTGGCGGATGCCACAGACGATCAACTCCGCCTCGTGCTGCGCAACGTGGCGTGGGGCGCTGTGTGTGATGCCCTGCCCCCTGGCGTGGACCTGATGGTCGCCAACGGCAAAATGATGACCGGACAATACCAGGCCATTGTCGAGCAGTGCATTGGCATGATCGGCAAGAGCGTGGACAATGACATTGGACAGAATGATCTCACAGCCATGCTCAAGGCCGATCCTGTGACCCTGATCCACGCCCTTCATGGCAACCATTACCGTTATCTCTCGGGTCTGAGTTCTTGGCCGTCGTTCAAGAACGGATGGACCACACGGCTCATTGCGGCCGTGGATGCAGCCCTTGCCGTGGCACAAACGCCCGCGGTCAAGACGGCGTAAACGCCAAACCGAAAGAAAGGAAAAGTCATGAGCCAGACGAATACCCCGGCCAACACCGCTGCCGGCACGACGACATCCAGCAATGTCAGCGAGCCACCGCTGTTCAGCCTCGCAAATGCCGTGAAGAGCCCAGGCTCGACATGGAGTGGTGTGGCGAGCATCCTCACGGTCCTGAGCACCGCGATGGCGGGCGGTCTGCCGACAACAAGCGCCGGCTGGATCACCTTTGCTGTGGCGATCCTGACGGGCCTGGCGAGCGTGTTTTCGAAAGCCGGAGGGAATAGCTGATGCTGACGCTGACGCGCACAATCTTGGCCTTGTTGCAGGGCAAGGCCACTGTGCCGACAGAACTCGTTGACGCCGCCGTGGTGGAGATGAACCATCATGTGAATGCGACGACGCCAGCGGCCGATGAACTGGAGCAGATCAACACGGCTCTGGCGCAGGCGAAAGAGGCCACGGCACAAGTGCAGCCCACCATGGCCGGGCCGAATGCGACGAATACTATTCTTGTGAACAAGTAACTGGGGCCTGTTAGGAGGGCGAAGCCGCCCTCCTAGCTGCGCTGCCATTTAACGACATAGGTAAAGAACCACGGCTGTGCCTAGTATAACCACCGCCCCTCGGACAAGCCAGGCAAGTAATTGCACGTGGCGCAAGAACTTGTGATGCTCGGCAAGGTTGTGATCGTAAGCGTTACGCACGGCAGAGCCTCCTTTGGTTAGAGATATGCTATACAGTGACTGTATTGTATATGCCTATTTACACGCTCCCCAAACTTCCTCGCGCAATGATTTGCGGCACCCACTCGTCAGGATAGGTGCCCCGGCGTATATAGCCGGTTTTCTCCGCCACGTCGATTAGCCGGGCAATCTTGTCGCTCGGAACCCGGGTGTGGAGGAACTCGTAAATTTCCGACGTGGGCAGCGGCCTGCGTTTGTCCATAGCGACGCTGCTGTATTTGCGATACAGATGGTAGTGTAGGTCGGCAATAAGCTGAGCATCCGACTTTAGCCCCATTGCACGGAATATGTCCGGCATGGTTTTCTCGGCATCAAGCAGCCAATCCTTCGCCCGCTCGAAGTCGTCAACGGTGACGATCAATTCGCCCGTGCAGCGGCTGACGCTAGAGATCATGGCGAGCTTGATGACGTGGAGCGCCCGCCGGCCGTTGTAGTGGAACAGCTTGCTGTGCGTCGGCGTGGGTGGGCAACCGGCTGCGTTCCAGGCATTTATTTCGTCTACGGCATTCTTGGTCCACTGGAACTCGCCCTTGTATTCGAAAACTTCGAGCAAACGAGCCGCGAGCGCGGAGGCTTTAACCTCCCTGCGGGAGAATAGGTCCGCTGGCGGAGCCTTGTCGGCATAGATCATAATGAGCCTGGACGTGAAGCCCATGCCCCAGGCTTCCTCGGGCAGGAACGTGCTGAGAAAGTCGGGCTGTGTGCCGGCCAGGATGACGAGATAGGGTTTGTTGATCTCAATAATCCCGGCCGTGCGGCGTTCTTCTTTATATGCTGGCGGACTGTCGTAGATATGATTTAGGACCGAGAGAAATTCTAGGTCGTGATGGGTGAAGAAGATGCCAAATTCTGAGCATGGCACGGCCATGGCGCTGAAGGTCAGGGCCGAATTCGAGCTTGTAATGATGGTCCGAAGGGCTCGGCTCAAGCTGTCAATCAAGGCTGCCTTGGTCACATTGTCCGGGGCGAGATTAAGGCCCTTGACCCGGGACCATAGGTCACGTATCGGCCGGATTGCGTTGGTTTTGCCGCTCGCCGGCGGACCCACAAGGATCGTAAAGAGGTTTGGGTAAATTGGCCCGGCCGATCCGGTGGTGTAGACCTTGCGTTCGAGCACGCCGCTGAGGGCCGTGATGGCGGACCAGAGGCGGTAGATTTCGGGACTTGGGACATCTTTTGTCTCGGCTACATAGCTGTCAATAAAATCGAAGGCCAATGTTCTAGCCTCGGGTTTATAGTTTTGGTCCAACGCATTTTCCTCGGCCCTAGTTCACATAGCCTTGAGCTTTTAAACGCTCGAAGGATACGATTTCAACCGAAGCGCAATCAAGCACTAGACGGTTAAACAAGGCATAGATAGGCATAACATCTTCTTGGACGAGGTATAGGGTTTCCGGCACGAGGGTAGCGGGTATTATACCGCCGTCATACAAATACTTGCAGGGGAATAGTTGGCGCAGTTTTTCGGCGTTTCGAGTTTTGCCACAGCCGGGCGGGCCGAAGACTATCACGATTTTGTTCATAACAGTTATCCTTTGAATTTGTCGAGACCATTTGGGTTCTTCTCGGTCTTGTTGCCCCAATTCATCCCATACTTGGCCTCCGTGGGGACGGCAAATATCCGGCCATTGGGCGCCCTGAGTTCAACGCGAAGCCGACTCTGGATACGCGGTAGGATGTCCGCAGGTTTGATGTCGAGCGGAACCTGGAAGTAGATGGCGTCATGGACTTGGCCGAGAAGCTGAACGTCAGGCTCGTAGCGCCAGACCCGCCACATCCCGAGGTTGAGGTTATCGGCCGTCGGCGCAGCCGCAAGGAACGCCAAGCCCTTGCGGAGGGTTTCGTCAGCATTGGTCCGGTCGAAAAAGTCACGCTTGCGGCCATGGATGCTGACGAGTTGGCGATTGCGCTGAAGCTCGGCGGCAGTCCAGGCGTGCCACATTGGCAGTGCCGGGAAACCAGCGAAATACTTGTCCTGAAAGGCTTCGACCAATCCCATCGGGATGTGGATGAGCTTGCTCAACGTCGGGGCTTTGCCCAGGAAGTTTGTCCCATGGCCGAGCTTTTTGCAACTGTCCCGATAGGTGAAGTGGCGATAGAAAAGCTGTTCGGCAACGGCTTTGTCCTTCTTCAAATCGCCGGTCCAGGGCAGTTCCGGCCAAGTCAGGCGAGCGACAAAGGTATGTAGGTCGCCGGACTCGCACGCGTCGAGATAGGTCCAGTCGTTGAAGAGCACGCCGAGCATAAAGCCGACCATTCGGCTGTCGCTTTGAGAAGCGTCAATGCCGCAGAGGTAGTAACCGGGATCGGGGATAAGGATGTGGCGGAGGCTTTCGGTAATGTTCTGGAGGTTCGTCCCGGTGCCTGTGGGCGACTTGGAACTTGAGAACCGAGCGCTTTTCGTTCCGCCGATATTGTAACTCGTCCGCATCCGCCAATCGGGATCGACCTCGGTCTCAAGCACCTGGAGGGTCTTTTGCAAATCGCGGTGCTGGAGGACCGAGCCGGCAATGAGCCGGGCCTGGAAATAATCCTCAATCTGTTCGATTATGCTCCGGTCCATGGGATACTTCAACTCGCCCTTGACCCAGGCTTTGATCTCCGGTATGCCGAGCCGGCCGTAAAATAGCTCCTTGAGTTGTTGGCCCGAGTTCGGGTTTAGGCCCTTGTCCCAAATCGCGTGCGCAAGCGTGTCGATCACGTGGTTCATTCGTTCGAGTTGGGCCTTGGTTGTGTTTATGCCGTCCTGGCGGGCGAACGGATTGACGCGCCAGCCCCGTAGCATCATTTCGAGCACGGGGCCTTGAAGCGCCAGTTCGAAGTTGTAGGCCGGCTGGGCGTCGGCAACTTGCTTGGATATTTCATGAAAGATTTCGTGCGTCAGGCAACAGTCCAGGGCATTATATGCCTGTTCCGATCCCGTGTCTGGCGTTAGCGTATGCGAGCCTACGAGCATTCGTCATCCCCTTCCAGGATCGAGACGTTGGCCCGAAAGCCTGGCCGCTGTCTCTTTCATCATAGCGATAGTGTCGGACCTGTCGCAGTTTGATATATAATTGCACCGTTGGTTTTCACCAAACTTGGCAACGAGGAGAACGAAACCAACATCACGAGCGGAGCCAAACTTGCCCCCGTTGAAATACTCGTCGATGTATTTTGCCAAGGCATTCATCTTGGCTCTAAACTCGGCCTCGATTGGAGCATCAGGCATTATAGTAAATCCCTCAGCCGTTTGATGAAGCCTTGGAGTTCGGCCTTGGCATGATATTGCCTATCTGCGCGCATACGCAAATGCTCGGCCATGGGAATGCGTATCTTGCGCTTATACCAGGGGCGCTCACGCTCTGCGTTGGCCGAAGCAGCAAGTATCCTGGCGTCTTCGGCCTTAAATTTCGCCAGCTTCTCCAGGTCCTCGATGATGGCGTCGAGTTCGCGCTGGATGTCGTGTATTGCCGTCATGGTCTCCACCCCCGGCTGATGAGTAGAGCTCGGATTTTTTCCTCCGGTGGCTCCCACCCGGGCGGCTTCATGATCTTGCCGTCAGCCCGACGAAGCACTTGGCCCGTGATGGGATCGACCTTCGCCATGTTGGCTGCTTGGACGATCTGCCAAACTTGGGCGCCCGGGATGCCAAGCCGAAGAAGCAGGCCGGTGATGACGTATATGGCGTCGATGGCGGCATCGGCCACGGCGACGAGATCGTCGGGATTTTCCCAAAGCACTTTCAGTAGTTCCGTGTTGACTTCTTCGTCGATTAGGCTCCGAGCGAGGTCAAGCTCGCCCAGGTTAGCGGGTAGGCCGGGAGTGCTGCGCATCGGCACACCACAGGCGATGTTGAACTCATATACGTCAGACATACACTTGTCCATGTTCCGTTTCCTTTGTGTTCACTCTATGTTCACGTTCGGCAAAGCCTAGATTAACTCGCGCTCTTTGGCGAGCCATTCCTCCATTGTCATCGTGCTTTCGTCCGCATCCCACTGGCATTGGGACTTGGGAAGCCAGACGGTAATCTTGCCGTCGAAGAACCTCCAAGCCTTTTCGGTCTCACCGCGGACTTCGCCGGCAATATCGACGAGTTTAGGGTTCGGCATCGGATGTCTCCGTTTGGTCGAGGGTTTTGCTGACGATTTGGCCGCAAGCGATGCAATACTCGTAAACCCCTGGGCCACCGCCGCCAGCTAGGCCGTAGGCGGTTTCGAAATTGGGCCAAGGGCATTCCGAGGACATGCACGGCTGGGCGGTGCCGCAAGGCGGCAAGCCCCTGGCGACGTTTTCGGCCCGTTGCACCGGGGCCGGCGGCGGAACGTCACTCATGGCCAGGGTCCTGCCGAAGGGCATCAATGTCCCGAAGCCAAGACAATTTGACCTCGAACTTGGCAGCGCTGCGCTGGAGTATAGCCACTGTGTCGAGGCGGAACCGACGGATCGTAAGATCGAGCATATAGGTAACGTCGGCAATTTCCTCTTCCAGGGCCTGGCGGTTCGGCTTGCGCGTCACCGGCTCAACTTCGTCCAGGCCGCCCTGGATAATGCACCGAGCAATTATGCCCGCCAGTTCGTTGGCTTCCTCTGCCAGCTTGCCGAGACAGGCCACATCGCCCGGGTCCGTCATGGGAAGCCAGAGGCTGTATTTGTGCTTGGCTATATCTTCCGTTTCCATCAAAATATCCCTTTGCTTTCCGCTTGGGCTTGGCGTTCGAGTTCGTCGTATTTCGCCGCCTGGGCCTCCATGTCGTAAAGCTGGGAGGCGAGACCGGCGGCTTTGAGTTGGGCGATGGAGGCGAATAGGAAGTCACCCATAAGGTCGGCTTCGCACTCCACATAGCGGTAACTGTCTGGGTGATTGTTGTCCAGCCACGAGCGAACATGCGCTTGGGCGTCGGCCTTGGTGACAAAGGCCACGGCACAGGGTTGGCCGCAGGTGTCGATCCGAGTCCAGAAGCCCATGCCCATGGCGTTGCCGAGGTAGATGCCGAGCTCCTCACAGGTGATGACGTAGGCCATGGTCATAGTCCTGCTTCTTGCTCGGCATTATTTTTGTCCTTAGCCACAAGCTCGGCAGCCAACTTAGCCACAACGTCTCCGTGACAGGGCTTCGGTGCGCAATTACAAAATAAACGCCGACCGTAGCAGGCTTTTATCAAGTCGCGAAAGTATGCGTCTTTTTCCATCCGCCAACGAGCGTATTCTTCGTATTGAGCTATGACCGTGGCTCTATGCCTTCCCGGCCCGATGTGAAAAGGATTGCCGAGATCAGTATTGCGATCAATCAGTATATCGCCAGGGAGCATAAACTCGGTTTTCTTGTTGTGAACAGTGGTCATTCGTCCCTCTTGAGATTATTGCCCTTTCCCGACATGGTCTTCCAGGCAATCTCGGAACTATATATTGAACCGAGGAAGCCAAGTCCTTTTAACATCTCGGGATAAAGTGAGTGGTGGAGCAGCATGGTGTCTTGTTGGCACATGGTTGGGCGATAGCCTCGGCGGAGCAGGTGCGTCAGGTCATATATGCCGTTTTGGAATATCTTTGGCACCGGGCGCTTGAGTAAGGCGTCGGCCAAAAGGATGGCTTTGCATTCCTCTTCCGCCGTGGCCCAATAGTTTCCGTCCGGCCGGTCAGGGTCGAAGAACGGAATGACCAAGGCATCATGGGCGTTTCGGGCGAAGCCGATCATTGCGATTTGGCCGTGGAGGTAGCGAGCACTGGCGCCGATAGTCACCTTCGGGTTCTCAATATCGACTGCGTAATATTTCGCGGGCCGAGTGCTCCATTCGGCGATTTCGTCCAGCGTTGGGTTGATAGTCAGCCAGCGTTCGATCCGGCGAACTTCCCGGTATTCGGCTTCTCTTGCAGCCTTTTGCAAATCTGCGACGACGATGGTCCGCAAGTTCCACTGGCGCAATACGGCAGCGGGATGATAGGTGGGTAGGACCTTAACGCCGAGGTGTGGGCTCTCCTTGATCGTGCCCCGCAAGGCACTGATCTTGACTTCCTGCAACAGTGCCCAACAGGCCGTGTTGCCGAAGGCAATGACAAGATTTGGCGCTTCTAGCCGAATGGTTTCCCACAAGGCTTCGATGTGGTGGGCCATCTCGGTCTTTACCCACTTGCCCCGGCCATAGGGCGGCAGGTCTTTCGCCACATCGTCGTTGGCGCCGCCGAAGAACAGGGTTACGTCGTTATCGGGCGGCCGAGCATTGAACACATTGGCAATGACGATGCCATGCTCCGCCTTGGCCTTGCGCCAATAGGGGATCATTTCAAGCTCGGAGGCATAGATCACTGGCGCCTGCGGCAAGAGGCCGGCTTCGAACAGCATTTTGCCGAGTTCTTGGCCTGAGGCACCAACGAAGGCGTGCTCGAACAGGGCTTCACGAGCGCCCCAGGCTTCGCCGACGAGGACGACTTTGCTCATGGGTCGAGGCCCATTTCCAGCAGGGCCGATACCGTTTCCACAGCTCGGGCTTTGGCCTCGTCGAGAGTCTCAAAGCTGCCGTAGCAGCGGGGCGTCTCCACCCGCCGATGGACGTGGAATGGATGGGCGCCTGGAGCGTGGATGATGAAGAGCTTTGTGCCCACGAGCGTTAGCACGCCGGGTTCGGGTGCTTCCCATTTTATGTCAAGTTCGGCGTTCATGAGTGTCTTCCTGCGGTTTGGTGTTGACGAAGCTGCGGCCGAGAGTGACGTTTTCAGTCACACGAACAAGTGCGTTGGGATAGGCCCAAATTTCGCCGGCGTGAGGAGGATCACGCAAAGCTACGACCCAGATCAAGTCATGCTCTGGCCCATAGTCTATGACCAAGAGGCACATGCCAGGGCCTTTCGGCGTCAGCATAGGTATGGGCGAGCGAAGCTCGGTGATCACGAGCTAGTCCTCCGAGACATCTTTGTCCTCGTCTTCTTCATCAATAATCATAACGCCGTCTTCATAGCCGCTAAGCCAGTCGGCGCTTGGGTTTTCAATTTGATCCCAGCCGTTGATACCGGCATAAAAGCCATCGTCATAATCGCTTGTGGGCTTAGTTGTTTCCGACATGGTTATGGTTCCAATTCTTTCAACAGGGCGTTGCTAACGGCGAGGGCGTCGATCAGGCGCTTTTGGGCGCCGGGCGACAGCGGCATGGAGCAAAAGTCTTCGACCGCGACGACGAGTTCCTGGTGGACCGTTTCCACGCGGTTGAGCAAAGCTATTGCGTCCATGATAACTTGGGTGGCAACCACGGCGAGCCTCCTAGTCTGGGTGTTTGGTGCCGTGGATTTCCTGCCACCGCTTGATTTCCATGACCCGGCGGCGGGCCGAGGCGATCTTGGGGTGATCGTCGCCCAGGTGTTGGACGGCCAAGGCGATCCAGAACTCGGCCACAACGGCGGCGAAGCGGTCACGAGCCTGGAGTTGGAACAAGGGCTCGTGGCGAAATTCTGGCTTCGTCAGGCGCCAATCGACGCCTTCGTATTCTTCCGCCGAGGTCTTTGACGCCGCTTGCCGTTCGAGTTCCTGTGGCGTCATGGCAGGCTTATATCTGTCTTCGGCCTTAGGTTTAGGCGTTGGCAAACCGCCGACGTAGCCGGCTGGTGTTGCGGGAAGGCTTGGGGGCAAGTGGCCGGGCAGGGGAACCAGCTTGTCAGCTTCGGTCATAATGCCCACGACATCAGTGGCACTGCCGGCGAGGCGCACGAGCACATCGCCGTCGTCAAGCATGGCTTCAATCCTTGCCCGGTCAGGACTGGGGCCATACTTCATGCCGATGGATGTCATGTCGCCCGGCGTATTGGGCGTGCCACCGGCCCAAAGAACCATGCCCGAGTCCAGAGCTTCTTGCATAGATTGGGGCATGGCTATTCACTCCGAGACATTTGGCCGGCTTGACGCATTATGCGGGCCTGGAGGGTTTTGCTGTTCGCCAGGTTGGCGTAGTTCGGGTCGAGTTCGAGGCCAAGGATAGACTTGGCGCCGAGGTCTTCCGCCGCGCGCAGAGCGGCGCCCGAGCCGCAAGTTGGGTCGAGAACCGTTGTTGTCTCGTCCACAAGCATTGAGAGGAACACACGTAGCATGGGTTCTGGTTTCTGGGAAGGATGTATTTTGTTCCCGACAGTAGGAGCGCCGTAACTATTTTGCCCAGGACGGGCAAGTGGGCGCTTACCGCGCACCGCGAGTAACGCTGTGTCATACATCCTCCGAGGATAGGTTACGGCATTGCCAGGCACGACACCGCGGCCGCCACCGCCGCCTTCGGTCTTGTGCCAGATCAGTGGGTGATCGTGGACGAACAGACCGGCTACGCGGAGGCGTTTGACCGTTTCGGTGTAAAAATTCATATTGAACCAAAACATTAGGTGGGCACTGTAGCTCATGATACGGTCAAGGTTGTCGATCAGGCCATCGAGGAGGTTCCAATATATTTCCTCGTGGTTGTCGTAGAAGTCGTTTGTTTCCGTGGCGTTTCCGGCCATAGCATTTAGGCTGTCGTCACCGCGATAGTTACCGTAGGGGAAGTCACAATGGATGAGCGAGAATTTCGGCCCGTCATATGCCTTGGCCCATTCGAGGAAATTTGCGCAGATAATGGGGTCCGAAGGTTTTGGGGGCGGAGCTGCGGCGACGACAGGAAACGTAGTGGTGCCCGTTTGCAAGGTCACGACGTTCGTGGGCGTTGGTGGCACCGTGTCGCCAAGGGTTTCCCAAGCCTCGGCACTGCCGGCTTCGCCCGCTGGTGGGGGCGGCGGCGTATCGTCGAGGATAGATATGGCGGACAGAACCGTGAAGTCGTCCTGGGACGACGATGTGGCCGTGGTGGCTTGGCCTGCGGCGCCGAAGATAGCAGCACCATTGGCTATGATGTCCGAGACGATGCTTTCGGCCTTGCGTTCGGCGAAACGTGCCAGGGTATTATACGCTTGTTCGATGCCCTCAACGTGGGCGATCCGGGGGGAGTCGATGGCTTCAAACACCCGAAGGATTTTGTGAAACTGAACCTGCGATAGGGCAATGGCGCTGCACGTTTGGCCGATGGTCCAATCCTTGTGTTTTGCCTTGTATAAGGCGTGGATGCGGCCGACGCTCCGCACATGGTCTCGCCAGTGGAGTTCCTTGCGCTTGATATTTTCCTCAAGCTCAATGACCTCGGCTTCTTCGTCCGATACATTATACATCACCCGGACGGGGACCGATGTTAGGCCGACTTCCATTGCGGCCGTGAGGCGCCGTTCGCCAGCGATAAGCACCAGGCCCTCGGTGGGGACTTGGCGCACCACAATCGGCTGTATGACCCCTGTGGCTTTAATGCTGGCTTTAAGGTCTTCGATGTCGGATATATTCACTTGGCGCTGCCGACTGTCTCGGCGGACAATAATGGTCTTGGGATCGACGAGAGTGTCAGTGTGCATGGTTGGCCGTTTCCTGTGGGTAGAGGGTAGCGGAAGGCATATGGTATGCAGTGACTGTATTGTGTATGCCTAAAAGGGCCTTGGGGAGCCGAACGCGCAAGCGCCGGCCCCCTTCGGACAGGTTTAGGCTCCGGCGGCGACGATGGTGCCGACGTCGTTGTAGGTTTCGGTCCCTTCGTCGTTGTCCCGTTTCGTCACGGAGAAGACGACACGCTGGCCGCGAAGATCGGGGATACGCTCATCGAACGGGCGACCGTCTTTGCCGAGCACGGCATTGAGCAGGTCATCCAGGCGATAGAGCGAGGCCGGGGTGATGTAGAAATCCTTCCGAAGCTCCTTGCGCGACAGGTCGATGCCTTCGTTGGCGCCGGCCGGAACGTCGTCGGTTTCCTCGGAAGGCGTGAGCAGCACGCGAAGATAGGGCGTTTGTTTTTGGCGACTGGTGCCGAACTCGGTGGCTTTGATTTCGCCGATGTAGTGTCCGCCTTCCAGGGCGCGGGGGCGTTCGACGGTTGCCGAGGTCATTTGGAGAAGTGCACGGATGGTTGATGCGCTCATGGTATATTGTGCTTTCAGTTGTGGTTTGTGCTAGTGAACCGACTTGGTGGGCTAGGCGGATGCAGCGGCCGGTGAGCGCTGGTCCGAAGGTTTGGCCGGCTGCGCAGCGACGGGGGCAGCAGCTCGGCGAACGGGGGTAAGGGCTTCAAGGAAGCCGGGAGGCAAAGGCGTGGACGTGATGGCCGAGAAGATTTCGGCCAGGCCCGAGGCCACGTTGTATTCTCGGTTGAGGAACACGCTGTTCTTGGCAATCACGCCACCGCTCGGAACGGTGGTGATAACGCGCCGGACGCTTTCGCCCGTGCCGTCGGCCTTGACCGTAAAGCTGTCGTTGAAGTATTTTCCCATCTGGGGCGACAGCGCTCGGCCTATAGCCGATGGGTAGCCGTCCGCGACCATGGTGGACACTTCGGGGGTTTGGTTCTCGACGTTGGGCCGCTTGGCCACGCCGGCGTTTTCCTCCACCCAGGTTATGTGCGAGATGACGACGACGTTGCACGGCATCATGCCTGCGGTCAGCATTTCAAGCAGGCGAGTGAGTTGGCTTTGGGCCTCGCCAATATCGCGCTGATAGTCGTAGCCCGAGTCACGGGCGCCGAGCCGGCCATTCATGCTTTGGCTGAAGTAGTAGGCGCATTTGGCCAAGGTCGAGAAGCTGTCCAGCACCAAGACGTCTTTGGGGGTCCAGTCGTATATTGAGCCGAAGTTGACATCGCCCTCCTTCCACTCGGCGAGCAGGTTGATGACCGAGGGCCAGGCTTTGGCGTCGGTTGGTGCAAGGAGGGTTTCGGTCTTTGTGCGATTGCCTTCGCCCGGCAACTTAATGGTGATGGTTCGGAGCTTCATGGCGGTGTCGATAGGAACGTAGCGGACAGCATGGTTGAGGTCGATGCCCTGCTGGGCAATGAGCCGGGCGTAGGGGTAGCGTGGGTCTGTCAGGAGGCTGCGCAGGGGCCTGACGCCCTTGTCCGTGTCGATGATGCGCAGGTTCCAGCCGGCAGCCACAAGGCTGGCTAGAGAGCCAGTTTTGCCGCTGCCAGTCTTGCCGATCAGTAGGACTTTGGCTGGTGCGGCAACGTCGTCAAGTATAGAGCCCATGAGTTTAGCTTTCCGTTGGGTGGGTGAAACGCTGATGTGGAGCGAAGGCGAAGCCTAGATTTCTCGGATAAGGAGTGGGTCCCAGGTGTGCTTGTGAAATAGGCCGTCGAGTTGCTTTTGGCGGATACTGGGCGAGCAGGCGCAGACGACACGGTAGGGACAGCCGCCATACTGTTGGCACGAGGTATCGTTCATTGGCCAATAGTCGGCCTCAACGTATGCTTCGTTTTGGCGAATGTATATCATCGCATCCTTGGCCCATTCTTCGAGTTGCGCCTCGTTGCGGGGGATTTGGCTGCGCTGGAAACGCGTGAATGTCACGCCGACCTGCGCCGCGTCGATGATGATGCCGGCGATAGGTTCGGGCGAGATTATGCGCCCGGCGAAAGCATATTGCGAGACCTGGTTGTTGGGCGAGTATTGGGCGAAGTATTTCTCGTCCAGGGCACTCTTTGTGGTTTTGAAGTCGGTGATCCAGGCGCTGCCGGCGAAATTGACCTTGCGATCAAGGTAGCCGCAAAGCAAATAGTTTTCGTCGGTCAAGTGGCTGCTTATGCCGAGATTGATGCGGAATGAAAGCTCCACCGCTGGCTTGCCGTCTGAGTTGACATGGGTTTCAAGCGGGTCTTCCGAGAACTTGTCAAGATACCAAATAACACTTCGCAGCAGGGTTTCCCGGTTTTTCGTCGGTTCGTCGTTGGTCCACGGACGACCAATATCGTATTGCCAGGTGTTGTGAAGCAGGTAACGAACAGCGCCGAGTGTTGCCGTTTCGTGATCTTGGCCGTCGGCTTTGAGTTGGTGGTAGGTGACGAGGGCATTGTTGTATTCCGTGCCAAAGCGTAGGTGGGGGCTTTCCCCCGAGCCAGTATAGCCCATGAGGATATTGTATTGGTAGTAGCGAGGGCAGCGCTTCAACGCACCAAGCGAGGTCGAGTCCCAAGCGAGTTGAAGCCGAGGCTCTATGGCCGAGAAGCTCAAACGCTGCGGAATTGTTTCGGCTTTGGGTTCCATGGCATCACACCGGACTTATGTGGGCGACGGACCAAAGGCGATGTTCGCCCTTTTCCAAATCCGTGCCAGAGATTAGCCAGCACGGAATAGGATGCCATTCGGTTATGCCCCAGAAGGGAGCGCCATCGAACAGAATGTGCCGAATGGCTTTGTTGCCCCTCCAATTCGTATAGTGGACGTAGGCCATTGTGCCAGGGGCGAGGATGGCGACTTGGCGTAGAGGCCGACGAGCTTCGGCATCAGGCTTGAAATCGGCCTTGGGTTCTTCGTGCTTTGGCACAAGGGTTTCTTCGGCCATCAGAACAAGTCTCCAAAGTTTTGAGCGGCTTTGATTGCGTCGGCGACAGAGGTTGGCGCCGGCTTGGGTTTGCCTTGGCCGGCAGGCGCCTTGGGCCGAGAAGCTTTGTTCTGGCTCTCAAGGATAAATCGCGCTCGTTCCTTACGGTAGAAAGCCACGGTGATGGCCAGGTCTTCGTCCGACAGGTCCAGGGGCGGTGTGTTCATGATCTTGTTTATGCGTTCCGAGATCAGAAGATTGACCGAGTCGGTATCGGCTTCTGCCAGTGGCGAAACGTCGGGCGCTAGGGGTGATGGTTCGGAGTCACTCATGGTTTGGTCCTAAGGTTAGGGATATGCGAGTGCGATGGCGTGGCTCACGGTTCCGTTACCTATGGGGCTTCACGGCTTCGTGATTTTGCAGGCGGAACGATTTGAAGATCAGAATAGAACCGAAGCATGTCCTCAAGCTCGTTAATTCGGCCGTCGAAGCGGGCCTTGCCGGCGGCACCACGACCAAAGACTTCACGCTGCTTCGTCAGGTTGTCGATCCGGCGGTTAAGATCGCTTATGACTTCGAGGCGAAGCTCTTCGGCCGTCTTAGCATGGGTGACGTAGATCACAGCACGTCACCGGCCAAGGTTGTGGCCAGAGGCTCGTCCTTCAGCGTCTGTATGAAGTCTTCGCTGAGGGGCGGCAGGGCCGTTTCCCTTCGGTCGATCTCCTCATTGGCTTTTGCTTCGACCTGTTTGATAAAGGTCCGAATGATGGCCCGGATGGTCTTGTTGACGCCGAATTCGGAACCATACTGCCGGCGCAACTTTTCCAGATCGGTTTTGTATATCCGAAGCTGGATGGCGACGAGAGGCTCGTCCGTGATCTTGGGCATGGCTAAATCAGTTCCGAGAAATTGACCGTTGGGTCGGCCGCAGTGTTGCGCCGAAGTATCCAGACTTCGTTTTCGCTGTCGTCGGGCGAAGCGCGGACCTGGAGGTTGGCAAATTCCGGGTCTGCCCATTCCTTGCGGAAACGGTAAAGCGTTTGGCGCAGCTTCGTCGGGTTGTTGGTCTGCACCACGATGCCGATGGCCGACGCTGCGGCCGTTTGCATGACGCTGAGGCATTGGTCCGTTGTTGGCGTGAACATGATTATCCCTTCATCCATTCCGTTCCGCCCTTGGCATCATGCCAAAAGCGCCGGCGCCACGAGACGCCAAACCGAAGACCCCAAAACGATAGGGAACGGCTGTAAGTCACTTCGCTCATTAACGGGGACCAAATTTGTTCCCGCTCTTCCGCGACGAAGTTAAGATGGCGGAGCCAGAATAGGCGCCAACGGTGCGAAACGTAGTGGCCGGATACACCGGAATAATGCCGATGAATAAGCTGGACGGGCGGCCGGATGAACATCACACGACTCCCATGGCTAGGCTGGCGGCCCGATAGCGTGCTTCAACTCGGCCACGAGCACGTTCAACGAGTTGGGGCATAGCATCGACCAGGGCGCGAGCGTGAGTGTCCAGGCCCTTGGGCGGCGGTAGACCTTCGGCCTCCATGCGGCTCACAATCATGGCCCGGGCGATGTCGAGGGCTTCGGCAATGACTGGATCATCGTCCTCTTCGTCCTGAACGGTGGAGTATGGGCCGAGAGGCTGGGCCGCAAACTCCAACGCCTTGGCCTGGATGGTTTCGTCGTCCTCGCCCTTTTCTTTGAGGTAGCGGAGCCGGGCGGCGATGCGTTTGAGCCAGATGCGATGGAGGACTTCGGTAAATTCTGGCTCAATAATATCGCCCGCGTGCCAACGGACCGGCAGGTCAATGGGGCGATTGTCGATAAACACCGTTGGCACCGTTATTCTCCTGCGGATGGGGATGACGTGGATAGGATTTCGATTGACGGACACTGGCGCTTACGCAGCACGACTTCGTTATCCTCAAGCGTGATGGACAGTTCTTGGCCGACGCCATTGGCTCGGCGGAAGCTGTAGATGGCGAAGCGGAAAAGCCGAGCTTCCTCCGGTGAGCCAAGGGCAGCTTTGGCCAAACCCACACGCTCGGCCAAGGCGATGAGTTCGCGAATGGTAGACATTGGCCAAATATGCGACAAGGCACGAACTCCTGCGGGAAGGTTAGAGCACGGGTTCTTCGAACCGAACCCGAGGTTTGCCTTCATTCGACACGCTGAATTGGACAGCGACTGTGGCATCGGTGGGGACGATGCCCTGGCTGCGCAAGCCCGCGGCGAAATCCCGAGGGATATAGCCGAGGTGCCACTGTTCCTGTTCGAGGAAGGTGTCGAGCGAGAAGCCGAAGCGAGGTAGGTCGGCTTCAAGCTTCGGGTGGGCGCTGGCCGGGATACATTCCGACACGATCCAGACTGCCACGGCATTGGTGTCGTGTTCGTTGTCGGGTTCGGCGCTGAGGAACAGGGGCGTGCCGACGGGGATGGCGTCGAGGACGATTTTGGCAGGCGGACGGTAGAATGCGCCGACGATTGGCAAGGTATAGTGGGGCATGGCGAGTTTCCTGCGCGTGATGGGTGGGTTAGAACAAATCGGCGAAGGCTTTGGTCTGAGCATCCAGGTCGGCCGAGAGCGCAGCGGGCGCCCTTGGGGTTGGCTTGGGCGTTGGCCGAGGCGCAGCCCATGGCTTGCGATCATGCCAGCCGAAGTAGGCCGCAAGGGTTTCCTCGGGGTCCATGGTGTAGCAGTCGAAGAAGTCACGGAGTTGGTTCGTGGGTAAAGTTATGTGCTTGCCGCTGAAACTGTTGATCTGGCCCGAGTCCAGTTCGCGCAGCCAGACGCTCAGGCGAACTTGGCCTTCCGCCACGGGCAGGACGCTGATGGTTGGCAGGGCTGCGCCGTCGAGACGCAATGCCAGGTTTCCGTTGGCTTGTCTTGGTCGGTCAGTGGCGAAGAAGCGCATGATGCCGAGCTTTCGATCTTGGGTCCAAGGTTACAATGGTCCAGCGGCGGTGGCAAGGGGGCGGGAAAGCATATGCTATAAAGTGACTGTATTGCATATGCTTTCCTGCGGTGGCCTTAGAACGTGTCCTCCGAACCGGCGATGGCGTCGAGCGGGGCACTGATGGATGTGGTTTCCCATGTCGGCTCCGGTGGCTCCTGCGGGGGCGCGAGCCGGGACCAGAGCGGCAGGTTCGGCTCAAAGCGTTGCATCAGCCGGACGATAAGGGCTTCGCGCTTCCACTGGTGCCACGGCGTGTTCTGGAAGTGGGCCTCAAGGATGCGATAGAAGAGGTTTTCGTCTTCCAGGACCGAGGCCCGGATGAACAGCATACCTTCGGACAGGATGCAATCGCCATCGTCGGGATGTTGGTCGCCGATCCGGATCGAGGTCCATGGGGGTTCGATGCCGAACAGGGTCAGGGCCGCATTGACCTCGGCCAGGATGGCGACCTGTTCTTCCTTCATCGGAATGGCTTTGGGTCGGTAGTCGTCGGCGAACAGGCTCCTGGCCCGGTTTTTGGCCGTGGAGTTCATGCGCTCGTTGTATTCATGCAGGCGTATGGCGTTCTTCATGGCTTCGCTGAAGCTCTCGGCGTAGGCGAAGGTGAAGCTGGTCTCATAGGTTTGGCTTGGCGCCAGGAGGATTTCTTCGGCCAGGCGCAGCTCGTCCAGCTTTGCGAGGGCCGAGACGATGGCCCACGAACAGTTCCACAGGTCGAGAGTGCGGTCCTCGGTCAAATGTTGCTTCGACAATATATTGTATGTGAACAGGGTCTTTTCCTTGGCCTCGGCCACTTTGATCCCCCGGTAGAACACGGCATTGGCGTGTTGCGCCGGGTGGATTTCCAAGTCGGCACTCGCCCAAATGGGTTTGGTTTCGAGGAAGAACGAGGCGGCTTGGGCATGGGCCTCGTCGATGGCGGGACAATGGACGACGATGCTGGTGTAGGGCGCGCGGAATGTGCCGTCGATC